TTCCCTCACTATCTTATATTCTGTAGAATCTACCTTAAGTCCCAATCCCTTTTCGGAAAGTTTACTTTCTAATTCAATTCTATTTATAAGATTTCTATATACCACGCCTATTAGTCCTACAATAATAGTAAACGAAACAATAATTAAACTTCCAATATGATTTTCCAATCCCTAATCCCTCCATTATATTTAACCCACCCCCTTACTTTGTGCCTCTCTCATTCCTTGCGTTGCATGAGGGCTATTAATATCTGATACCTTAGGCGCTGATCCTCCTTTCATTCCACTGGGAGGTGTAGCTCCCATTGCCTGTTGCATTGCAACCATTTGCTGCATCTGTGCCTGTTCCTCTGCTTCTAGCCTAGCAAGGACATCACTCCTCCCAGGCCAATCCATTGTCTCCAATACAGCATATCTATCAAGCAATGGTTTTGGTTGCGCCTGATACATCTGCATAGCTATTAATGATTTCTGCCAATTAGTCATTGATAAAGAAGATCCTGGCCTAACTTTGAATAGAAAATTCTTCCATGCCTCTTCTTTATTCTTAAAAAATTTGCTTGGTCCCTTTAACATATCTCTGGTGAATTTAAATTTCTGAAAGTCTTCTGGACTTTTGAATGAGAACATATTTCTTTCATCTGATTCAAATTGAAATATTCTTGATATCCATTTCTGCCCAACACGCTCTAACAATGATTCCACTGCCCTTGATTTCAGTCTAATGAGTGATAATGCTGCAGTCTGCAACGCTTCAATAGCAGTACCGCTCTTTACTTCACCGGGAACAGAACCCCTAACTACTTCTGAATTACCAGCAATAGTATCAATTGCTTTTTCAAGATACATTATTAATTGTAGTATGGTTTGTGGAATTGGCTCTACAATCTCCCTTTTAAGGTCACTCCCAGGTTTCTTTTTTACCTTTAGCCCGGGTACATTATCGAGTTGTTCCCATTCATCGGCATCTAATGCATTACTATCCCCTATCCAGATAGCATTAGTCATGAGCAATCCATTTTCTACTACTATAGCAACTAATTTATTAAGCAGTCTTTGTAACTCTGCCAAATCCCTTATATCTCCCTCACCCCATGCTGAATCTGGGTTCCTATGCCAATCAAGCATATCAATAGGAAATCTCTGATCCCAATAAGGATTTTTTTCATCTATTACTATCTCTCCACCGGCAACAATAATATGTCTTCCCCCTGGGTATTTGAATTTACCCCTCGATTTAGCCCTATCCTGCACCCAGTATTCCTTGACAAGAGATCTATCAATTGCAGATTTCTTTATATTTTTTAATACGGATCTGCTAGTCCTTCCCTTGGCGGTTGCCCTTTTACGTTCTCTTATAAATTCAAATGGAGCATCTGCCTTTATCTCATCATTGTCATATGCTAGTTTCAGTGAAGATGTGGCAAGTATTTGCTCTATTCTAATATATTCACCCCTATCGATATACTGAGACGCAGTAACTGATGGATCAAAATTAAGGTATCTAGGATCAATACATTGCATTGTGGTATCTCCCTTCCCAAAACGCAATGCCTTATCATATAAGGTATTAACCCCCGAAGATCCAAACATTTCCGCATAAAATATGATATCAGTGATAGTCATATCAAGCGATTGCTCTGCCCATTTTGCTTTTAATATTTCTATCAAGGCATCTGCAACATCTTGTAGCGGATCATAATAGGGGAATATATCTACGAATGGTTTGCTATCGGTCATCTGGGAGGTCCTGCGCTCTATGGACTGCCGCAGGAAATTTAAGATAGGAGATACTTTATGTGTCGGTCTATATTCTCCCCAGTGTGTTTTACCTAAATAAAAATCTGGAAACTCGTCCCATCCTTTGCTCACATAGGTATCTTTATACTCGTCCATTTCAAGATCTAAATCATCAAGAAACTGCTTAATGTCCTTTTCGGAGGATCCTATTTTTTCAGCCAATTCATATCACTCCTATTCTTTTTTGTTCTTGTTCCCATTTTTTCTCATCCGCCACAGTCTCGGGAGGAGTTATGCTATGATCACTAGGAAAGATAACCCCAGTTTTACCAAAATCACGATCACGCCTAGCGCACCTATTTGAGCAATATACTTGTTTTAAGTTGGTTGGTTTTTCAATCTCCTCGTTACAGTATTTACAGAAAATAGATGGGCTATAGCCGACTCGTCCGCTTTCCCATTCCGCCTCTATATCAGGTTCATAATAGTCAACTGTTTTGATAAGTCTATTTAGTAACCCCAATACATAAATTCCTATACTGTTAACCTTGAAATCAGACGCTGCCGTCCTGATATCCCTTGCCGAATTAGGTTCTAGGCACGATAGTATTACATTAGCTGCTTCGTTTAATTTATCTCTCCTTATTTCGTTTTCTTTACTTTCCTTTTCTTTATCTTCTTTTTCTTTTTGTTCCCTTGCTGAAACTGCTTCAATAAATCCTCCTTTTACTTCTTTTGTAACATGCTTCTTTACCTCCTCTAATTCTTTTTTGATAATTACTTCATCATCTTTACTGAGGTCAAAAAAACTTTCCTCCGATGGTTGCTCTTGATACCTTTTAACTCTTCTTACCATAAATCACCCCGTTTAAGTTATGCTTTTTTTAAGTTGAACCGCAGAATAATAATGGAACCTACTCATTATGGATTCTGAGAGAATCCCATTGATCATCATTTCTCTTATAATATTATATTTTTCTATGGGAGGATAAGTCTCAATTGACAAATCAACGAATTCTTTGCAACTCATCATATCTCCCCTTTGCCTTGCCAGCAATGCTTTAAGGAAAAAATACGTTCCCTTATGACATCCCAGGTCATATGGTCTTCCTTCCCTATATTCCATGGAATTTATAAAATCGTAAGCTTTTCCAAACAATCCTTGATTGTTTAAAGTTTCTGTAATAGCAAGAAGATAAATATTCGATGTAAAAGGTAATTCTTCGAATATTCTCTTACCTAATGCAATAACGTCTTTGTTCTCAGAAAGTTCTTTTTGATAATCGCTATTTTTGATCCCCATGGAATCAACTTCTCTAAATATATCAAATAGCAATTTATATGTATTTTCAACTCCATCATGAATATTTCCCATACTAAATTTATTATATGTTGGAACTGCCATTATTAACATTTTTGCCTTATCCCCAACATGATCGCAACATTTCATTTCGAATCCACACCGCAATAGTAATAGTTCAATAACTTCCTTTGTATATCCATAAATATGGGCTGACGAAAGCCAGGCATCCAAGATTGTCCTGGGATATGGCATGAGTATGTCCGGAACTTCAATGATTAACATACCATCATTCTTGATAAATTTTCTTGCTCTTCCCAGGGATTTTTTGGCTGAATAAAAATGTTCCAATGAATTCTGAAATATAAGTACATCATACGGTCCATTATCGAATTGATCTTCAAAGTTTATGTTCAAAACATCTACTCCGAACAATTTCCTTGATATCTCACAAGACCTTTCCGCTGGTTCTATCGAACATGTTCTTGCTCCATATACGTCTAGGAAGTGGGAAAGGACACCAAGTCCAGAACCAACATTGAGTATTTTCTTCCCTTCGAATACAATCCCCAATTTTTCAGCCCATTCCATCATATATATGGCATCTACCGATTGATGAAATATGTCTATCTTTGGTATACCAGCCTCCAATCCCGGATTATATAGTTTAATATATTCCTTTCTATAGAATTCCTGTAACGATTCAAATGACAGCATCGGTCTTTTATACACTAGGCCACATGCCTCACACATTACATCGGTAGCGTTATATATTTTATCTCCATCAACTATTTTTCTTTCTGTTCCAAACGCATTCTTACTCCTGATATGCTTATACTTTTCGCTACCACAAACATCGCAATTGTTTTCAACCTCTGCATAGATCATAGATTCTCCCATCCCGATATTCTTTTCTTGCCCCGTGGATTCTTATCCCAAAAATCGTCATATAGCATTGGATCCTTTATTGTCTTTAAAGATTCAGATTTAGGCTGTACTATGCCTATACTTTCTATGGCACTATCCCCATATTCATCATCTATTGCTTGCATGCTAATGAGAAATGCCATTACCCTATCATCTTTTCCACGGCCATAGGCACTCATGCGTTCACTAGTTGCATCACGCACGAATATCATCATTTCATCTACTAATGCCTCACTATTAAGCCATACGTATCCCTGATTAATAATATGCCTTCCAAGGGTAGTGAGTGTCTTTTTTGATGTCATATCAGTGTGCCAGCCATAAACATTTCCGGTCAAAGCTAATGTCCCTTTCTGCCTTCTCTTATATACGTTCCAATAACCATTTTTAAATATAGATGCCATTACTGCGGTTCCATATCCGTATATTTCTGGCACCAATAATGCATTGAAAAACATCTTTCCTAACGTTACTGCGTATTCTCCAAGGATTGCTGAATCCACTTTTCCATGCCATTCAGCGACTTGAATGCCCCAAATCCCCTTTCTGCGATCTCCGACTCTAAATACTTGCATACATCCAAAATCTGTCGCACCTGGTTCTCCACTTGAGGGATCGATCCCGATAACATAAATTTCATTTTGAATCGGCCATTCCCAAATTTTAAGTTCACCTGTACTGTCCCTGTTAAATTTTCCGCCATATAAAGTACCTCTCCATTTATGTTCTAAGCAATTGTCCTTATAGGTTTTTAATCTAGTTCTATCAAATACATTCCTTCCGCTTACTATAAACGCTTCATCATCTGTTGTTGGGTATTGTTCATGAAAGTTTTCCAGTCCCGACTTATCACCCCCTTCGACTGAACCCAACATTCCTATCTGATTTCTCCTCCATTGTAACTGTTCATAACTTGCATTATATTTATCATGAAGTTCTTTTTCTTCAGCATCAAGTGACGCAATAAAATCTGGGAGGGAAATTGGTAATTCCATTCTATAATCTTCATGCTCTAACCAACTGAAGAATAGGGGGAGGAAAGGACTTAATCCCTGCTTTGCCTTTTGCCATTCTTCATAAAATGCTGCTCCATGTCCCACTATGCCATTGGCCGTTGATTCTATAATGACAAATGTTCCCGGAGCGTTAAAGGCTGTGGGTATAAGTGCCTTCCTAACTCCCTCAGCATCACGATACATTGCGTACTCGGAAAAGTGAATATAGTGGTTCCCAGTTCCCAGGCCAGCTTTATTGTTACATGATACTGTTTTCATTGTAGACTTTAATCCAATATTAACTCCTCCCAATTTATCTAACGTTGTTTTAGGTAGATCAAAAACTAACCTTGATTTGCTTTTATATTTTGTCTGTGGCTTTAATTCCTGTGGTAGATATTCATAAAATATTTGAGACATACCATGAATATACTCACATCCTTCATCATCGCATGCTATGGTTATTCCCTGCATATGGGACTTGGTATGGCATCCATGGAACATACGGCTCTGTACATATGTCGATACTCCATGTCTCCTTGCCTTTAAAATAATCAACTGAACTGGTTTCCCTAACTTCTCCAGCTCAGTCCATTTCTCGTTTATCTTCTTCTGTACAAATCTGGACTCATAGTCAAAATGCATAAGTCCCGATGCACCCTGTATCATCAGAAGATTTTTTGAGTAGTAATCATAGGTAGTAAGTTTTGATAAATCTATCCTGAGTTTCATTAATCTGGAACTTCAACTTCCAGAAAACCATCCTCCTTTCTCAATTCCTCAAATGTACTTCTTACTCTTTTTTTATTTCCAGCAGTTCCAAGGAATGCCTTAATATCAGAAGCAACTTTTACCTTTACCGTATCCCTCACTGTTTCATCAACCATCATCTTATTTGCTATATCTATTACTTCTCTTGCAATGTCCTTATCAAGCAAATCAGAATAGCTAAGTAAATATCTAACTGCTTGTTGTCTGGTAGTGTCCTTTGCTGTTCTCTTGAGTAGGATAAACATTTCTTTAATTCGGTATGGTTCTGTCTCATGTAATAATTCAGTGGTTATATTTTTATGTTTATCTATAGTCTTACGTTCCTTTGGTTTTACCGTAGTCCTTACTTTACATTTATCTTCTTCTCCAATAGCATCAACGATTCCATAATGGTCGAGCTTAATATGTTCAAGATTCTGCTGCAATAAATTAGTCTGGTAAAATCCCCAATCATCATCCATAATAATTTTGTTTTACTCCATTATATACAAGATTAAATAATATCCTTAAACCATAAAAGAATTCAAATACGATAATATATTTTGCTATTGTCAATTCATTCTTAGGAACATAATTTTCCAATCCCCTCAACATAGTATCTCTACCCATGCACCATGACTGCAATACATGCATTATAACATAATAACATAATTCATCAGTCA